AAACGAAAAAGACACAACCACTGAAGGTGGAATTATGCTACCAGCGGCAGCAGTAAAGAGACCTAATATCGGAATTGTCGTAGCTTGTGGTGATGGAACTCACCATAATGACATGGTAGTTAAACCCGGAGATCTAGTGCTATGTAATAGATTTGCAGGAGCTGAACTTACGTTCAAGAAAGAAAAGCATTATATGATTATGTCAAACGAGATTATGGCAATCATAGATAATATTGACGATCTTGAGCTAGACGAATATGAGTAATAATGTATAAGACTTGATCCTTCGGGATTTGATAGAAATTGATATAGTAGGTTAGACCTGCAAATTATAACTCAAAAAAAGACCAATCCCGTAAGATTGGTCTTTTTTATTTTATAAAGTTTAATTGTTATCAAAGCGACCCGGTGGAAATTTTTTATTTCCATGAGTACCATCATCCTTAATTATGTCGACTCTATCCTCTATATTTAAAATATCAAGGGCTGATTCCATTTGACTTTTATCTATAACTCTAGCATTAAATGCATCTCTCATCGCAGCGTATAGTTTCTTTTTAGCAATTAACATACTATTTATGTCAGGACGAGGAAGTGATCCAGGAACAGCACGTCCACGTCTTCCTGGAACTTCTTCCATATCCGAAGTCTTTCCTTCTGGGTAACCATCTTCTCCTGGTAAATAAGCTGGCCTATTTTGTTCGTTCAGCTTTTCTGATAGCGTTTTAATATATCTTATATTTTTCATTTTCTTGTTAAATTATTTTTATTAGAATGACGGTGTAAATCCAGTAGATTCTGAACTTAAACCTCCACCAACTCTAGTGATTGTAATTCTATTGATGAATTTGTGGATTCCTCTTGGGAAATCAACTTCAACATCGATGATAGCTGCATTGTTCTCTAAAACTTCTGCACCGTTGTTTGATGAATCGAATGTTACAGTGTAACCGCTTAATCCTCTTGCATTAACAACTGCATCTAAGTAATTTTCAACAATAGTTCTAACTCTTAGTCTTGTAATTTCATCGTTAAAATCGAATAAGAAGTTGAATAAGATTCTAGCAAGATCTCTTTCAATAGTAGAAAGATTATCTCTAACGTGAGCATTATTAAGTGCTGAGTTAATTCTTTGGTATGCCGTGTTATTAGAAAATAACAAGGTTCCAAATCCTCTTCTCTTAACAATTAAGTTATGTCCAATTGGTTCTAAATAATCTCTATCCTCATCGGTTAATTCATATTCTACTCCAACTAATTCTGGATCAGTAATAACTCCTCTTTTTCCACCGGCTACGATTAAGAATGGTTGTCCATTTTTAAACTTTCTAACATACAAGTTAGAGATGTAAGCGGCTGGTGGAACAGAGATGTTTCTGTTTCCATTTCTAACAATTAAATTAGGGAAGTTAAACATTGAGTAAGATGCTAATGGAACTCCATTTACGTCTTCTTCAGCAAATTTAAACGTGAAGCTTGGATTTAAACCTAAATCTCCTCCAGTTGCAATATGTCTAGCTGCTAATAATTTATTAGTTGTATCAATAAAGCTAGGATCTACTGATTGCTCAAATTGTTTAATCGATGGTGCATTTAATAACGCCATAGATTGACCGTGTAGAGCACAGATTTTAGATAAGTAATACTTACTAGAAGAAGATATTTCTCCCTCGTATGTATCTACAACATATCTAAAGTCTATTACTTCTTTTCCAGCAAGTGCTTGAGGAATTGAAGTGTAATCAAATAGGTAACTTAATATATCAGATTGTCTAGCCGCAGTTTTATTTGGTAATAAAGCTTCTCTGACTTTGAATCCCTTTAAGTATTGTCCTCTAATTTCAGTAACATAGTTATCAATACCCTTGTAAACTTGAATCTCGTTTCCAGTAGCATCTATTCCTATTACTTCATCAACAGATGGTGCCATCGTAGTAACAACATATTCAGTTCTACCCGGAGAAGTTAAGTCAACTGTAGAAGTTACTGATATAATTTTCAGTAATCTTGCTCTAGTTCCCGTCGCCGCCGTTCTAGCTTTAATATAGTGATTTACTTTGATGAACTCATCAGTTATCGCCTTTTGAGCTGGTGTTGTATTAACTCCAATTGTAAGAACGTTAGGTTGAGTTACAGAATAATCGCTAAAATAAGCAGTATCAGTAAGATCAAATGTTCTTTTGAAGTTATCACCACTTGTTGGAGTGATTTTAATATAATCTCCTCCTGAAGTACCAGCGTAATAATTTACATCGGTTGCATTCAATAAAGAAATATCAGAATAAACGTATAACTTAATATATTTTAAGTCGTTTGCGCCAACTGTAATAATTAATTCATCGTCAATTTTTATATAATAATCATTACCTGCATCAGAGATAACATCTCCGTTTCTAATAAATCCCTTTAGATATGCTTCGTATAATTTAGAATCATCCATTGCAATTAAATATTCATTAGTTGCATCGTTAATATTAAACGTTTCTCCTAATGCTACCCCGGTCGTTGCATCAAATGTTGCTTGAGCTATACTATTTCCAGTTGGGATATTAAATACTAAAATATCATCAGATGGTTGACAATAGCTAATTGTATCAATTAATGGAGTAGCTGCAACTGCAGTTGTTCCATTGCTATCAAATCCACCGTCATCGGCAGTAAACGCTAATTCGTCGTATCCGTGACCAACTATATCAACTCTATGAGTATCTACCTCCATATCGTTAAATGTATCGTTTCCTAAATCAACAAGATCTAATTTATCAACATCTAGTGCTGCCATTATTCCAGTTGTTGGAAATAATCTGTTAACTAATCTATCGATTGAAATTGAATTTCCGGATTGATCAATAAAGTTTGGAATTAAACATCCAATTACTCTGCTGATTACTTTGATTTCACGTAATGCAAAGAAATCAGCCGATTTTCCTTGAATTAAACCAGATGCATCGAAGAATTGTTTGTAAATCGGATCCTTAGACAACTTTAAGTAGTTAGTCCAATCTCCAGTTACAATCATTGTTTCAACCATGTAATCTGATATAAAATCATCCGGGTGTACAAATGAAGGGAATTCGATATCTTTTCCACCTCCAACTGTATTGTACCATTCTTTAGCCGTAACATCGAAACCTGTTGTTTCTGCTTTACGTACCCATACTGTACTATTAGTTTTACCAGTATTTACAAATGATAGTATTTTATTAGATGCGATTGATACCATTCCTAATCCTCCTGGGTTAGTAACGAAATCGTCACCAAGTGAAAGATTTTTAGTTCTGTTTAATTGCTCTGCATCTGCAAACCATAGTCTCTGTTTGTTAAAGAAATCTATAATTTTATTTTGGATAGGGTTGCCATCCTCGTTATTTGCTGATGATTCAGTATTAAACGTAGTAAAATAAGCCTGATCTAAATTAAGTGTATTATCCGCTTCGGTATCAAGTGGCATTACGTTTAACGCAAATACCGGTCCTTCTCTAAGTGCTACTTCAATTGATCGGTGAAAAAATCCACCAGCTTTTTCCAGTTTTGGGTCTATTTCCCCGTATACTGCTTTAAGAGTTCTAAGATCGTTAACTAAAACGATTGTGTTGAACGGTCCAACTCTACTTGAACCTACTACTAGTCTTCCTGATGTTAGTGGAAGAGCTACGTTAGCGCTTTCATCTATTTCAACGGTATAAACGCCGCTTGACTTATAGTTATTTAAATTGATCCTTCTTTCGGCCATTTTCAAAGATATTTTTTATTATTTATTCAATCATTTTTACAATAAACCTAAAAAATATGCTAAAGTGGAGATCCTATCGGTATATATTCAGTATAAGAAAATAATTAACTGTACAAAGTTTGCTTCTAATTCGAGTATTCCTGTACAATATTGTAAAAATGATATGATTATGAAAAAGGAAAAACTATTAAAAGAAGAGGTATTTTCTAAAATAGAATATAAAAACCCAGCCACCACCCTGGGAAATATTCCAATATTAAAAGCATATCATCAAAAAAATTAAAAATATAATGCACGTAGAAGGACAAGACGACTTGAAACCATCAGGTCACGCAAATCCAGGTGGAGAACCTGGTCAACCGCAAACAAAAGTAAATTTAAATGATGCCGAAGACATTATGTGTGAAGCAGAAGGATGCGGATGCAAAGTGTTTGAAGAAAAGATCATACTTAAGAAAGTTTCTAAATTCTTAACAGGAGCTGCTCAAGATCAAGTTACGCCGGTACCGGTTGTCGTATGTGCTGCATGTAACCACATAAATGAAATGTTTATACCTAAATTTTAATAGATGATTATAGGAGTAGAAGTGCAAGAAAATATTTTAATGATTTCTTATTATGATGCAGAAGGAAAAATTGCATACATACGAAAGAGACTTGCTGAACATGAGATCTTTAATTGGGTCGAGCATAATAAACCGTCACAATATAAAAACTGGGATGGTACCAATATTAAGCAGGAATTATCAGATCCAAAGTGGCTGACTCGAATCCGACTCGAAGAGTTGATTCTAGAAAAGCTAACACCTGAGGAAAAGGGATTACTGTATAATTTTGACAACTTTCCTAAAAAGGACTATATAGATATTGAGATTTTGTTAACAAGCGATGAATTTCCTGCTCCGGAAAAAGCTGAAATGCCCGTCGGAATGATTTCATTTTGTAATGAAGATGGAGTAAGTTACGTATTATCTATCATGAAATCAGAAGAGCATCCAAATGGATTATCTAAAGAAGAAATAGTTAAAATGGAAAAAGAAGTAAATAAGTACTTCAAGGAAACAGTTCCTCACGATCCAAAGGATAAAAAGATATTAATGCAAGATTTCAAAATCAAGCATATGTTCTTTGAAACTGAAAAGGAATTAATGGAGTTTTACTTTCATAAAGTTGCTCCACATCAATCATTTTTAACCGGATGGAACGTAATTGATTTCGATTGGCAATATCTAATGAATAGAGGATCTAAGATCGGACTAGATACTCTAGATAAGATGACTTCTAGGAAAACCTTTTCTAAAAGACATAAGCTACCTACCCATCTCGGAATAGTTGATTACATGCAATTGTTTATTGATCCAGGATATAAGCCATATAAAGTAGTTGAGAATCATACTCTTGATTACATTTCAAATAAAGCATTGAATACATCAAAACTCAATCATCCTTACAAATCATTTAGGGAATTTCAAAAAGATGTTTATATGTTTACAATGTATAATGTAATTGATAATATTCTCGTTAAGCTTCTTGAAGATAAGTTTGGACTAATGGACGTAGCTTTTTCAGTAGCAAACGTAGCAGAGATAGAAGTAAACAAAATATTTAGTCCGGTTCACATCACCGAGGTTTTAATGTGTAGAGAATTTCTAGGCAAAAATCAGAAAATGCTTAAGAAGGGATGGAAAGGAAAATCAGAGGAAGAAGATGCAACTTATGAAGGAGCATATGTAATGCCCCCAGTTCCTGGATATTATAAATATATTAGTTGCTACGATTTTAAATCAATGTACCCTAATATTCAAATGCAATTCAACTGTTCTCCTGATACTTATCTTGGAAAGATGGGAATGATCAAGACTAATGGAACTGAGATTACAACCAAGAATAATACACTATTTGATAGTCAAAAGGATTCAGTTGCACGTGTAATATTAGAAAGATTATATAATGCTAGAATCGAAGCTCAGGAAGAAATTAAAGATCTTAAATTTGATAGAAAGAAAACATGAATATAAACACAGATGAATATTTAAAATGGCTCATGTCCTTTATTAAAGATAAAGACGTAATAAATGAGGTTCAATTACTTCAAATGAAGGAAGAACTTGGAAAACTATTCAGCGAGAATACCTTTACTGTTAAAATAAATCATTCTCAAATATGGACATCAGATTCTACATTTAAAAATCCTTATACTTATGAAAATACCAAATTGGATAAAACGGCTTCTACAAAAAAATAAAAAAGATATGATATCAGAAGAACAATTAATTAGTTATAAACAGAACTTCGGAGGACAGACATTTCAATGGATTAAAACTCCACGTCCTGAATTAATGGGAAAAGTAGTTAAGGTTAGAGACGTTGACATGAGAGGAACAGTTCACTTTGATGACGGTTCTAAAGTGTCAGCAAAGGATCTTAATAATAAATTAATGATGATAACTGGAGACATGCAGCCATTAACTACATCAGAGGTAAATTCGATAAGTAGGCCCGCACCGTCTACTGTAATTCCAGAGACTCCACTTCCTAATGGAGAAGTTATTGCGGCAAGAGAAATAAATGCCGCTCCGGTCGCGTCAGGATTTGATCCAGCGACTGGTCGGCCTATTTCTGGAGCCACTGTTCAGACTCCAGCCGCCGCTCAAGTGGCTCCTGAACCGGTAATAAATCCGTTCGCGATGTTTAATTCAGATGAAACTGAAATTACCTTGAAGATGAATATTAAGATCCCAGATAAAAAACTTCTTAAGATGATGTACTCTAATGCAGAGAACAAGGAAGTATTCCTAGATCAGCTGTCTAAATACGTAAATTCACTGATAAATAATACTGTAGTATTGGAATCCATGCAGAAGATGTTAGATCCTAATCCTTCAACTAAGAAAGCAACAAAACGAGTTGCTGCCGAAGTTCAATTAACTGAAGTAGATGAAACCAAAAAATAGAGAATTCAAATCAACTGAAGAATACCAAGATGGTAAGTATAGGGTATTTTCATTAAGTGATGGAAATTCCAACTTACGAAGAGTAGTTTGCGACAAAGAAGGAATATGCTTAATTCCATTCGACACGGACGGCGGTAAAATAAAAAACGTGTATCTAGCAAAATACATGGACTACTTGTCAAATGAACAGGGTCATACTTGTATTACTTCAGATTTCAAAGATGAATCAGATACAATATTTGAGGAACTGGATAATATAATTAATGGTGAGCTTGGGGTAAGCGCTGACGTAAACGATATGTACCTACTAGGAAATATCAAACATAATTTACCATTTTCAAAAACATATAAATGTTACGGATTAAATCTCGACAATCATTCAAAGGATTTAAATGGATTCAAATTAGATTTATCCGATGATGAATTAGACAAAAAACTTTACAGTTTAGATAAAGTTAAACTCACAAGAGTACTTAAAGGGGATATAGAAGACTCTTTATGTATGTCAGCCGCACTTCTATTAATTTCATACATCGATTAGTAAAAACTAATGGGTTTTCCATAGTATAATACTTGTAAAAAAGAAGAACTATGTCAAAAACTAAAGATTTAATCTCGGCCTTTGCTAACTTCAACAATAAGTTAGAGAAGACCACCAAAAGTAGAGTAAAGCTTAAAGGATTTTCAGATGTTACGGAATTTATTCCAACTGGGAACTTTTTGTTAAATGCTCAAATGTCAGGATCACTTAGAGGAGGATACCCAAATGCAAGAAGCTTAGGTATCGGAGGAGACTCGGGAACAGGAAAAACCTTTCTTTGTCTTAACGCAATTAAAAATGCTCAAAATATGGATTACGCTGTATTCTATGTGGATACAGAGGGAGCATTAGATAAAAAGGATTTCGTTAACTTCGGAATTAATATGGATATGCTGAGCTATAAAAGGATCGGTATAATCTCAGAAGTTAAATTCTACATCTATGATATTATCAAGATGAAAGAAGAAAATCCTGATTTAAAAATCATGATAATTGTAGACTCACTTACTCATCTTGAAACTAATAAAGAGATTGAAGATATAGCCAAGGGAAGTAACGCTCAAGATATGGGACTAAGAGCTAAGGAACTTAGACAATTATTCAAGTCAATGACTTTGGATTTATCAAACCTTAAAATACCGTTGATTTTTACTTCACATACTTATTCTAGTATGGACAAATATAACCCTAAGGCAATGAGTGGAGGATCAGGTCCTTTATATTCTGCTTCGGTTGTTATGATGCTTTCTAAAGGAACCTTAAAAGCAGAAGATGACGTATCTGCTTCTGGTGGAGATGCAAAAGAAAAAACTGGAGTAAAAGTTAGAAGCACCACAGATAAGAATCGGCTAGCTAAGCCAGAGAAAATAGAAATCCATATTTCATTCCACAAAGGTATGAATCCATATGTTGGATTACAGGACTATTTATCATGGGATAATTGTGGAGTTGAAAGAGGTAATAAACTTACTGAAAAGGAATTCGCTAAACTTAAAGGAGCAGAATCAGAAGCATGCTCTCCATTTGAAGTAGACGGAGAAAAATTCTATTTCTTACCGAAATCGGCAGCTCGTAACTTTATCATCAAGTTTAACGGAGATATTGTACCTTGGAGAGAGATATTTACCGATCGAGTATTTACTGACGCTGTGATCGATGAATTAGATAAAAACGTCATACAACCTAAATTTAAATACAGTTCACTAGCTGATGTAGAAGCTGCTGAAATGATTGAATTACAAATGGAGGACGAGGATGAATCTGAAGATTAAAGAATCTACCAAATTAAAATACCACCTCAATATGCATTTAATGGAGTCCTTTTTAGACAAGGACTCCATTGCATTTGAGCTGATTAAGTATGTCGTATCGGATATAGAATCTAATGAAAGCAAGGAACTTTCCTTTGATACTCTTAAGTTTACCTCAAAAACATTGAAATATGTATTTGGGGATATGCTGAAAGAAGAGACATTCAAATCATACGCAATTGATAGTATAAAGAAAATGATTGCTGATAACTGGATAGAACCTAAAAATAAATCAATGTATATAACTGAAACAATGCTCACCAATTTTTATAATGTAAATTAAATGATAGATTTTACTGAAAATATAGACTCATTAGAGACAATGGTATGGAACTTCGTTCTAAATCCGGATAATGACATGAACGAATTAAAACCTCATAATCATGCTTCGCTATCTCGTGAGGAATTAATTACGATGCTTTTTCCAAAGTACTTTAATGATGAAACTCGAATGGAAGTATATAAATTCGCACTTAAATTCTTCAAGCAGTATGCTAAAATTCCAAATAGAACTGAGCTTAAAAGTTTCTTAGTATTGAATAACTATTTCTTAGATGACGAAAAGTTTGACGAGTTATTCTTTTTTAATCTAAAGGATTATAGTTACGACTATCTATACAAATATGTAAAGGCATTTACCTTGCTTAGGAATCTGAATATTACAATGTTTGATATAATAGCCTATTTAAAAACCGCAGCCATTAACCCAGACAATATTGATGAAATTACCGACAAGATCAGAAATGATATGAATGGTAAATTATCTGTGAGTTTTAGTAATGCCGGACAGGGACTAAACTTCTTAGACCCTAACTCACATATTCAAATTGCAAAGGTTGGAACTCCTTCTGGATTCGAGTTTATTAATAAGACACAAGGTGGAGGATGGAACCTTAAAACGTTAGTAGTATTCCAAGGAAGACCTAAGGTCGGTAAATCTATGGTACTTGGAAACTGTGCCGCTAGGTCGTTCTTAGCTGGAAATAACACTGGATTAGTAACAGTTGAGTTAGCTGATAGATCATACATGAAACGGATTGGTTCTAATATATTAAACATTAAAAAAGATGATTATGAAAATATCAATGACGACACTCAAATGGGAATGGTTGCTGATAAAATTCAAGAACTTAAGGATTCAGGAAAAGAAATTGGACATTTAGAAGTAGTTGAATTTCCTACTGGAGGAGCAACTGCTATTGATATAGAAAACTACTTCCTTAGATTAGAAACAAAACTTAATAAGAAATTCAAAGTTATTGTGGTAGATTACTTGAATTTACTTAAACCTATCAAAGATCAAGCTGGTCTATATGAGAAAGTTAAATGTATATGTGAAGAACTTAGAGGAGTAGCGATGAGAAATGAATGGTGCGTTATTTCTGCAACACAAATTAGAAGAGATGATGTAGACAACTTTGATCTAGGAATGGACTCAGTTGCTGAATCATTTGGTTTAGTTCACACAGTTGATGCTTTATACGGATTAATGAGAAGTCCGCTTGAAGGAAGAATGAAAATTAAAGTTATTGCAAATCGTGATAATGGATACGAAGAAAGCTATAAGTTCTATGCAATGAATAAAGATCATTTCAGATTAGAGGAAGAAATCGGAATGAACAGCGAATATTACAGTGATGATGATAACGCAAATATGATTGCTGATGAAGTTAGGCAAGAAATGAGAGAAATTCAATCTCCTGTATCTACTGACATAGCCGTATTAACTAACAATACTGATGCACCACCTCCTGCTGCAACAATGAGCGATGCAGATTACACTACATTATTCGACCAGATATAAAATAATCATTAAACAATGTCAGATGATAAAGATAAAAAGAAAGAAAAAGAATTAAGTAAAAAGAGACGCGAAGATAAAATATTTAACAACGGATATAAAGCAGGCGAGGGATTACGAGAAGACGATGAATATCGATATCAATCTTCAATTACTGTAAATTCAAATTACGCTGACAAATATTTAAAGGACGTATATGAATACGAGGAAACACTAGATTATAACATTGGAGTAACTAAAATATTCGAATTAATTGAAACAGATAAAGATCTTAGTAGCATGTTACACAAACTTGATAGCAATACTAAGCTTAAATTATCAAAAGATGAAATTAACTGGAGCTTTAGTAAGATTTTAACATTGATGGAATCTGAAGAATACGAGGAACAGTTTTATAATCCAATATACGTGCTAGAAGCATTATCTTCTATTATAAACATTAACTCAAGTGATCAAATTAAGGATTACAGAAAAATATTTGATAGTTTAGATGTTGAAATTCAAGCTCAATTAGTCGAGGAATTAAATAAGAAGTACGGATTTTTAGAAGGAAAAATGAATAAACGAAAGATGCATTAATATGAATTTAGACAACATTAGAAACATTTACTTACTTGGAGATTTACACATCGGAGTAAGGAATAATTCAAACGAATGGTTTGATATCCAAAGAGAATTTCTAATTGATTGGTTCATACCTAAAATCATAGCAGATGGATTCGATCCTAAACATGATGCCATAATTCAAGCAGGCGATTGGAACCACGTTAGGGAATCTAGTAACATTCGTATCGCCGATAGATCTCGTGAAATATTCGAAATATTCGACGAAACATTTAAACGTGGAGTTCATATTATTCTAGGAAATCATGATGTTTATTACAAAGACAGAACAGACGTACACTCATTAAAAGACATTCCTGCAATTTACAATAACATTTTTGTTCATGAACAGCCTAACGTTCTAAATATAAATGGAATACATAAAATGCTTATGCTTCCATGGGAACATGACTTTGACCAATTATCTAGAAAGGTAGCTTCATACATAGGCAAGGCAGACTATATTGTATGTCATGCTGACATCAAGGATTTTAGACTTAATAAATGGGTTAAACTTGAACATGGTCTACATAAAAACGAACTTAAATCTTTTAAGAAGATATGGTCTGGTCATATTCATATAAGACAAGAATATGAGAATATGACGTATCTGGGAACTCCTTATCAACTAGATAGAGGAGATCACGGGAACATTAAAGGATACTATAAACTTAACGTAGAGGGTCCTGATATAATTGAGGAGTTCGTCGAAAACACTGTATCTCCTAGATTTGTTAAATACAAAGCAGATGATATACTTAACAAAAGCCTATCTGAAGTTAAAGAGATGTTCAACAATAACTTCGTCGACATTTTAATATCGAGTGAGTTAGCTAAAGTATTTCCAATTACTCAATTCGTAGAACTAGTTAAGGATAGTGGACATAGATTAATTGAATTTTATCCTTATAAATCTGACAATGATTCAGACGATGATATCGTATTAGACGAGTCATATGAATATAATATTTTTGAAGTATTACAAATCTATATGAAGAATAGAGAAATCCCTTCTAATTTATCTGCAAAGGTATCAGCTAAATTCAAAGAAGTACATGACAATATTAAGAATGCAAAAAACTACTACGAATAATGAAGTTTATAAAATTTATGTGGAAGAACCTGATATCGTATGGTAATGATCTACAGGAATATGTGTTCAGTACTGAACCTCAATTAGTATTAGTAACCGGAGAGAATGGTGCAGGTAAAAGTTCTATTAAAGAAGCATTAACCGTATCTGCATATGGTAAATCTGCGATTCGTAAGATGAAGGATATTCCAAATTGGATAAATAAGAATGCCTATACTTATAATGAGTTTGAAACCTCGAAAGGAGATAGGGTAATTATCGAACGGGGAATAGATCCCAACTTCAGTTCAATACAGGTGAATGGATCTCCATATAATCTTCCAGATAAGAGAAAAATAGATGAATTTGTAGAGTCTGAATTGTTAAATCTTAATTTTCCAATATTCTGTAACACAATAAGTCTATCATTTGATGATTTCAAGTCATTTGTAAACTTAAGTGCAGCAGATAAGAGAAAAATAGTCGATCCTATGTTTGGTATTGATCTTCTAACTGATATGCGAGCTAATATTAAGGGAGATCTTAAGGAGAATCAAAAAAGCTTAGATATAATTGACTCAACTATCATTAAGAACAATACATTACTAGATTCTTCACTATCACAACTTACTGCGCTTAGAGAAAAGATCGAAGAAGCAGTAGTTGATAGATCTAATGAGATAAATGAAGATATTACTACTAAAACTACAGTAAAGAATTTACATAAAGCACAATATGATAAAATAAAGAACAAAATTGCTGGAATTACAGCTAAGGCTACTGAATTTAGACAGGCATCGGCTAACTGTAATGCTAGAATTACAGAATTTGACAAAAAGCTGACTATTTTTGAAAATAATCAATGTCCACACTGTTTAAGTGATCTTACTGGTGACACTGCTCAGCGAATTAAAACGTCAATTGAAGAAAAGAAACTAGCAGAGGACATATTGCTTGAAAAGATCAGAAAAAATCAACAGACTGCTATAAATCTAATACACGATCTGACCAAGGATCAAGATGTTGAAAAAGACATATTCTATAAGATTAATGGTGAAATAGCTGCACTAGAAAAGGAATTAATAGCGTCCAATGCAACTAAACCTGATAACCAGGAGGAATCTATTCAGAAAATCATAGATACTATCAAGGCTGATATTTCAGAGTCAGAGATTGACTCTAAGCAGTACGAGGATAATCTAGAACTATATGGAATGCTAGATGAAGTATTATCTGATGGAGGAATCAAGAAAGTATTGATTGATAGAGTTATTCCGTTACTTAATAATAGAATTTCTGAATTATGTGATAGATTAGAGTTCAAATTCAATTTCGAATTTGATAGTGACTTCAATCCTCTTATTAGATATTTAGGAATGGATATATCACCTGAGAGTTTATCAACAGGTCAACGCAAGAAAATGAATCTAATTGTATTACTATCATTCATTGAATTAATTAAGTTAAAACACAATAATATGAACGTAATGTTCTTAGATGAAATATTCTCAGGACTAGATAAGAAAAACGTTTATAAATCAATTGAGATTCTTAGAGAATATGCCGATAAGTATAAAATGACAATCTTCGTCGTTTCACATGAGACTCTTCCAGAGGAATTCTTTGACCAACGTATATCAGTAACGATGCCAAGCCACTTTTCAGAGATGACCGTATCATCTAATATTAGACAAGAGCAAGAACCAGCGGTGGTAAACTAGTATAAAATAACAAATAACGTAGTACATGAAAGTATTCAAAGGAGAAACATTCGCAGAAGTATATAAAGACAGTCTAATTGACTTGTATAATAATGCCCAATATGAAACTCGACCTAGGGATCTTGCTGTTAAGGAAAACTTAAAGGTTGCACTTGAATTTTCAGATCCTATATCTTCAATTTATAATAATGATAGAAGATCGTCTCAGTATAAATATATAGCCGCTGAATTGCTTTGGTATTTCTTAGGTAGAGATGATGTTGAATTCATTAGTAAATACGCAGGATTCTGGAAAGCAATCCAAAATGAAGACGGATCTATTAATTCATCATATGGAAACCTGCTGTTTAACAAGAAAAATAGATATGGAACCACTCAATATGAATGGGCATTAAAATCGCTATTAAAAGACAAAGACACTAGACAGGCAGTAATACACTTCAACCTACCTGAGCATCAGCATTTCGATAGCAAAGATTTTGTCTGCACAATGTATGGGATATTTCACATTAGAGATAATAAGTTATTATTAAATATTAACATGAGAAGTAATGACGCAATCCTGGGAACACCTACTGATATCGCCTTCTTTACTTTATTACAACAACAAATGTTAAATCATTTAAAGTATGAATATCCTAACTTGACACTAGGATCATATACACACGTTACTGATTCCTATCACATATATGAAAGACATTTTGATTTAGTAAAAGATATGATTGATCTTCCATTCATCCCCGTTAGCTTTCCACATATAGGGATTAATCTAATATCTGAAAACGGTAAACCTTCAAGTGATTTACGGTTACTTGAGTCACATTACGATTCAAACAATGAAGTAGTTACAGATGATGTTTATAATTGGATACAAAATAATATAAGAGATGAAGTTATCATATAGTACAATACTCGGTAGAAAAGTAAGAGCAATTTTATCATGGAGTATGGGACAAGCGGCACTGGCCGCTATTTGCTTCGGTACATATAGACTTTTTCTATTTGAATTAGTTAATATAGAAATCACATTTATTCAATGGGTTGCAATAGTTATAATATTTGCATGCCTAATGCCTGGTAAAGTATTATCAACACTTAATAAGAATAAAAATGAACGCTAAGGAATTAAAGAAACATTCGATCTATCTAAAAATGGCAAGCGAATGGGCAGGAAACTCGTGTTGTAATAGAAAGAAAGTAGGAGCGCTTATCGTAAAAGATCAAATGATTATATCTGATGGATACAATGGAACCCCTAGTGGATTCTCAAATGATTGTGAAAATGCAGATGGTAATTCAAACTGGTATGTTTTACACGCCGAGGCTAATGCTATAACTAAATTAGCAAAAAACTATTCTGGCAACGCAGATGGATCCACATTATATATAACATTATCTCCATGCAGAGAATGTTGTAAACTTATAATACAAACTGGAATAAAACGAGTATTTTACAAAGACAAATATAGAGATGTATCAGGGCTATCCATTCTTAAGGAATCTGGCATAATCATAGAGCAATTTGACTACTAACATGGAGGAAGAAGAAATAAAAACTGAAGATAGAACACTTAGGATAATTTTCATCAGAGAATTTAGATCTTTCACCTCTGTTTATCTAAAAAAAAGCAAAGAAGATTACATTCTAAACGTGAATAAGATTATTAAGGATAGGTTTAATTCAAAATTCATAGTTCCAAACAAGGTTCAATCTTTTTTGATAAACTATGAAATTAAGAAATTATTAGATAAAGCAATTTACATTAAAAATAAGAAGTATAATAATATTATATATTTAAATTCTAATTTATCTATTACTTTAATCGAGAATGCAATTCAATTTATTAAAAATGAATACCATCCAATAAATTTTGAATATACCCTAATTGAGCCAAAGGAATTTGATAACGAGGGATTAGATAGGATAAAACAATTAAATATTGTTAATCTTTAATATCTGTTAGCTATCTACCTTATATTTTGTTAAGTATCCTGGAAGCTGCTTAGATAGTAATTCAAGTGATGCTTGATCTTCACGTGCTAGTTTAGTTTTCCTTTTAACATAATCAAGTCTTAACATTCCTATCGCGTTGTTGTTTATATCTATAATAGGCCAGTAGTAAGTTGACTTAACACCATCCTCTAATAAATTATATTTACACAAACCTTCAGGATATTGTTTAGTATCTGCACTCCAAAATTCTCCATTTAACATCAATGGCTGTAGAGTAGTCATGCATGCCGAAACAGGTATATCTTGCTTACTAAGTTGTATGCTAGATACTCCGTTATCTACTTGTTCATACGACATTGACATTTTCTGCATAGACTTACCTGAGTAATAATATCCACCATTATGAAATGAAAATATGCATATTCGATCTGAATGAGTCAAATCTAATACCTCCTTTAGTTTTTCAAGAACTGCCGTGTCTTCTAATATACATTCAGAAACTTGACATATTTCCAAGTTATTCTTATCTGTATCAAGCTTATTCTTATACCACATAACAATAAGAGTAGTGCCAGCTCCTATTAATGTTGTAAGTACGGGTATTAATACACTCAACATTTCCATCTTCTAATATCTTAATTTTTAGAAGAACACTTTTTACACTCACAGTCGTCGTCACACTTACAATCGTCGTCGTCACTTTCGAGTTGAGATGGAACGTAATCTCTCACTTGATGGTCTGACTCTAATACAAAACCTGCAAAACTTGTATTACACTTATGTTCGTTTGTTTTATCATTTTTAACAACTACTGGAATACCCATTGTTTCGTAAGGGTCCTTATAATCATAAGGATTCGTACCGTCTACGTGTGTTGATCTATCTCCACCCATAGCTTTATACGTTGGGTCGTACACTTGATTATTGAAAAGATTATTAGAATCGTGTCTATCTACCGTTCGCTGATATTCCTTTAGTTTTCTATCCTTATTTACGTATTTACCTTTACCATCTTTCAATAACATACCTGATGAAGGTCCACCAAATGCTGGCTTTTTTAAATCCATAAAATCATCAAAGTTATGGACATCTTTTCTTTTAACGTCAAATATTTCCATTATTATTAATGATTATTTTTATATGTTGATTTGACCAACTCTAGTTTCCGTGTAAGTATCACAAATAAACTTAGCATCTAATGTGTAGATACCAGATGTGCCAGTAGCCATATAATCAAGATCCATTGCATTAAGTGGTTCTGCTAAGAATGCAGGTTTGAATTTGAATTCTCTGAATATATCTCCAGCCTTATTGAATATAAAAACTGCGATTTCTCCAACGTAGTCTTTCTTTAATCCTTGTCTACCGTTAAGTGGATCATATATTAAATCTCCCCATCCTCTTAATGTATTATAAACATACATATTGTTCTCGTCGTTAAGGTTAACTTCGAATTTGATAGTCAAGGTAGTTAGTGTAGTGTTAGGTACACCGTCAGCAAATGCGCGTTTAGCAAATTTGTAATCCTGTGTTGTTGCTCCTTTAGTAAACAATTCAGGAAGACCTGATATAGTTTTTACTTGTTCTACTAATAGTTCAACATTATCTGTAATCGCACTAGGTGGTGTAATTATAACTTCAAACTGATTTTTAAAGATCGGTTCGTAATAATTAGTCGCAGCTTGCGAATTATTCCAATGTGGTAATCCAGCCATTTTATATAGATTATTTTAATTATTTATTCGAAACAACAATAAAGTTTCTTTAAATTTGATTTCTTTATGTTGTTTTTTACAATACTAGTCTATTAACACAACAAAAGTGAGATTTGAAAAACAGATCTCACTTTTGTTAAACTTTATTAAGCTATATTATTATTTTTCTTTTGCTTCTTTTCTATCCCTAGTTTTGGTGTAGTTTTTCCAAAGTGTGTTATAAATTTTACAAGATGCTCCCAGAAAATTAATAATACCAACATATTTCTTCTTCTCAAGTCCGTCCATGTTAGCTACCTTAGATCCAATCCTTTTAGCATCGCTGACTGTTAATTCTTCGTCCTCTTCTTTATTTACTAATTTCTTAAGATCCCCTTTCTTTTCAAAAACTGAGAACTCTTCAAAACTTCCTATTGCTCGATTCATTAAAGTTAGATTATTTCTTTGATCCGTTACCTACTACTTTGATATTCTTTACTTTAGCTAAATGTTCCTTAGTAAATTTGCTTAATTGAGGAGTTCCAGATCCTTTAATAGACGCAGCTGAAAGCTCTTGATTAAATTTCTTAGCTCCGGCATCTTTATTAGCTATATTCGCTTTTTTAGAGTAACCTCCTTCTGCGCTTTTAAAAGCAGACATAAAAGAGTTATAATTCATTACAGGATTCTTCTTCATGATATCATGATTATTTTTTATTATTTATCTTTAATCCTTGTAACTTTTTAAGTATTATTATTATAATCTAAAAATATAATAAATATGGAACTGCATCAAATACCAAACAAATCTTATGTTAGAATTATTCCTCAAATTGAACCTTCACCATATTCCGGGTTAAAGTCCGGAGACCAAATAGACTTAGAACAATCAATTGCTCAAGTTGAATGGGAAAATGGTAATAATCTAGAATCTAAAGTACATGTTCCGCCTGGTGCCCGAGATATAAAAAAAGGAGAATTAATATTCTTTGATCATATTGATGGAATGTATTCTTTTTGCTACCAAGTAGATCCCGATACCCTTGAACATTCACATATCGTTCACATAGCGGCATGGACCCAAGTTGAACCAGTTGAATTAGGTGAATTATTTACATTTGAAGAAATTAGAACTAAGATCGGAAGATCTGGATATGGAAAAACAGGTAAAGGAAAACATAGATCAGCTCAATTATTTGAAATGAATGATGAGTGGGTCACCGCATCTATTCCATATGTACCCGAGGATCATCCTCATAGAAAATATTACATTAAAGAATTAGAATATAGAAAGGAACATGGTATCGTTATCGATGATACTGAAGATTAAAAATAGGCAGCTGGCACTAAAAATAATCCAAATATTATGGAAACACAATTAATTATTATAGTATCAGTTTTATCAACACTAGGTGTAGTTGCGTTAGTTTCGGCTATCGTGGTTGCGTTTTTTAAGTTGAAAAGTAAGGTTGATGTTCAATACATGGACACACAAGTAGAGAATATCTACAAAATGATCGATGAAAATCGATCCGATTTAGAAGAAGGAGTCAGTATCTGTCATAAAGAGATTGACTCCAGATGTGACAGGCTCTATGATAAAATCGAGCAAGTCAAAAAAGCGGCGGAAGCCAACAGTTAATTAAAATCGTTAGCTGCCTATTTTTTAAATATTATTAATTCATGAAGAACATAAAGTTAGACTACGATCCACGTTCACAACAAATTGAAATCTTAGATTTTGTAAAGGATTCAATTGATAAGGATAAAAGGTTCATGATGATTGATGCTCCTACTGGAGTTGGAAAATCATATGCCGCTGTTATGATTGCAGATTGGTATTCAAAGGAAGTAAACGTAGATGCTAAGTTCGACATAATCACCAACACTAAGTTATTACAGGATCAATATACTAATGATTTCCCATTTATGGCTTCACTCAAGGGAAGTAGAAGTTATTGGTGTAGAACTAATCTAATGAGTTGCGGAGAATCTAAAATCCTTAATAAAGTAAAGGGTAAAAGGTGCGGAACATGTCCTCACAATATAGCACAAGCCCAATTTCAACACGAACGTATAAGTTTAGCTAATTATCATTTACTTACAGCATTAACGATGTATGCTCCTGATAAATTAGCAGAAAGAGGATCTAATGTCTTAATTATTGATGAAGCTCACTCGTTTGAAGAAGCATTCTGTGATTTTATCGCATCTACTTTTTCTGAAAGAAGTTTAACTAATCTTGGGATATGGAATGAATACATGTCAGCAGATCTTAGCGAAATTAAAGATATTATACAACTTTCTACCTATGTATCTAAAGTAATAATTCCAAAGTTAATTAGCAACATAGAGGAATGTATCGCAGATGCCAAAGAAACACGAGGTAAGAAAAAAAGAGCTGAACTTGTAAATAAAGCAGATCTTTGTGATAAAACAATGTGTAAGTACAATAGATTTATCAACGATGAGCATAATTATCAACATAATTGGGTATTTGAAAAGGAATTAGACCAAGATGGCAAAACTAAGATATTAGTTGAGCCTATATGGGGAAACGAATACATGAAGGAGATGTTCTTTAATAAATACGATCATGTAATATTAATGTCAGGAACCATACTAGACCCTGAAATGATGGCATTCTTAATGGGACTAAAAAAAGAAGAATATTCGTATCTAGAATTACCATGTCCGTTTGAAGCAAGTAAGCGACCAATCATATATCTTAAGTTTGGAAAAATGTCATACTATGATAAGCAGGAAACATTTAAGACAGCAATTCCGGTAATGAAGAAGATTCTTCTTAAGAACAAAGATAATAAAGGAATTATACACTCTGGTAATTATCAATTTAGCGATTGGATACGACGTAATATCAAGGATGATAGATTACTTATCCACGACTCTTCAACACGTGAGAAATCATTGAAACATCATATGGAATCAGAATTTGAGACCGTTCTAGTTTCTCCATCAATGATGAACGGAATAGATTTAAAAGATAATCTATCGAGATTTCAGATAATCGTTAAAGTTCCATTCCCAAATTTAAGAAGCAGCAAAATCAAAAGAAGATTAGATACTAAACCTGAATGGTATAATTGGAAAACTCTTATAGAAGTAATGCAGTCGTATGGTAGATCAATACGAAACGACGACGATTGGGCTGAAACTTACATATTAGATTCATGCTTTGACCAGATAATACAAAGGAAGATTCCAAAATATTTTAGAGACGCGATTATAATAAAGCGATTAAATAAGTAATATACATTTGAAACTTCATTAAAAATAGTGTATAATTTATTATGGCAAAACAGAAAATAGAAGAACAATATCAGAAGCTAACTGATCGAGAGCATGTTCTACATCGACCATATATGTACGTCGGTTCAACCACGCCACATACTGGAGATCATCATTTGTATGACGGAACGGAGATATCATATGAATCAGTAACATACAACCCTGCATTCCTTAAAATATTTGACGAGATACTTTCTAATTCAGTTGATGAACATAGGAAATCTAAATCGTTAAACGAAATTAAAGTAACATTCAATCTTGATGCAGGTACTATTACAGTATGGGATAACGGCGGAATCCCGGTACAAAAACATAAAGCCCATAAGGAATGGATTCCTGAAATGATTTTCTCAAATCTAAAAGCAGGATCTAGTTTTGATGATACTAAGGATAGAAATACAGCAGGGACCAACGGAGTTGGAGCAACGTTAACAAATATCTTTAGTAATAAGTTCACGATTAAAACATGTGACGGTAAGAAAAGATTCGAACAATATTTTACCAAGAACATGAGCAAGAGATCTACGCCTAAGATCTCAGATGGACAGAGGGGATTTACTGAAATTACATATGAGCCAGATCTAGAACGGTTCAAAATGAAAGTAATTGACGACAAGACTTATAGGATTCTTTATAAACGATGTCTAGATGCCGCCGCATGTAACCCTCGATTATACATTCATATTCATACTATTAAAGATGGAAAGAAAACAATCAACAAATTAAAGTTTAAGAAATTCGAAGAGTATATTAAACTATACACGGGAGAAAGGGAATACTTTTACGAAGAATCAAAAGATTGGAAGGTTGGATTCTCAAGTTCAACTGACGGATTCACAAATGTAAGCTTCGTAAACTCAGTTCATACAAGCGATGGTGGAACTCACGTTGATTATATAAATAATCAACTGATCAATCATTTAAGAGCAATGATTCTTAAGAAACATAAAGTTGCAGTAAAACCCAGTGATATCCGAAATCATCTGTATTTGTTTATTGATTGTATGATTGTAAATCCCGCATTTAGTTCTCAAACCAAAGAGAAATTAATAACGGAACATAGATTATTTAAGACTTCTCACGAAGTAACTGAGAAGATTGCTAAACAAATATTCAAGTCTGAAATCATGGAATCTATCCTCGATTGGGTTGAAAGAAAACAACTCGCAGAGGAAAGATTAGAACTTAGAAAATTAAACAAGTCTCTTGATAAAGGACGAGTTGAAAAACTAATAGATGCTCAGAAAAAAGGAGATAGGTCTAAATGTATCCTCGGAGTATACGAAGGAATGTCCGCACTATCTGCGGTACGTAAATTTAGAAATACTCAAATGATGGGAGCATATCCATTAAAGGGTAAATTTACAAATGTCCATGAATTACCTAATTCAAAAGTTATTCAAAATGACGAAGTAAAAGGCCTAATGGGATCACTTGGTTTAAAATTAGGTGAGGAACCTAAGAATTTACGCTATGGAAAGGTGTATATCTATACAGACGCAGATCCCGATGGTAACTCAATTGCTGCCCAATTAATGAACTTCTTTGCTAAATATTGGCCAGAACTATTCGAACAGGGATTTATATTTAAAGTTATGACACCATTAGTAGTTGCCAGGAAAGGAAAACAAATGCTAACTTTTTATACTAACGATGAATTCCAACATTGGATTGAAAAGAAAACAACCAACGCTTCATTATGGGAGATAGAGTATAAGAAGGGACTTGCTGCACTTGAAGATGATGAATACGAGAAGATAATTACGGATCCTAATGTGGTAAAAATAACCTACGATAAAGAAGCTAAGAATTCTTTAGAAGATTGGTTCGGAAAAGATTCACAGCCCCGTAAAGACAAATTACTTAGATGAAAATAATAATAGCAGGAGGTAGAGATTTCAACGACATTCATAAAGTAATGGAGAGTGTAGATCATCACTTGTCAAAGTGTAAGCATCTCGATATTGAAATCGTAGTGGTACCGCAAATGGTGCTGATAAACTGGGAGAAGAATACGCAGAACTACGAGATTATAAAGTCGCACAGTTTAAACCCGATTGGGACAAATATGGAAAGGGAGCAGGATATAAACGTAACGTTGAAATGGCAGATTATGCAGATGCTTTAGTAGCATTCTGGGATGGGAAGAGTAAAGGAACTATGCATATGATCAATATAGCAAAGAAAAAAGGAATACAAGTAAAAATAATCAAATATTAATGACTATACCAAAGGAAGATTTAGAATATCTTAAAGAACACAACAGAACTATTGATACGTCTGGATTTACAGAAGATAAACTTAATAAATTAGGAATATCCTCTATTCAGATATTAGCAGAAAAAACTATGAGTCCTGTGTTATCAATAAAATACTCAGATGGCAGTGATGATTGCATATACAAAGGATATGATGAAATCATAGAAAAAATAAATGAATTAGTACAATGAGCACATCGACAATAACAGAATACTTAGATAAGGACTATAGAGAATATGCAACATATGTTATTGAATCTAGAGCAATTCCATCTGTAATTGATGGACTAAAGCCAACACAACGTAAAGTTGTTTACATTGCAGATAAAGTCTGGAAGAATGGAACGGAGAAACCATACAAGGTATTTCAGCTTACTGGTAGAATTGCAGCAGATGCACATTATCATCACGGCGACGCTTCGTTAAATTCAGCAATTATTGGAATGGCACAGAAGTTTAAGAACTCTATGCCACTACTTCAAGAGATTGGACAGTTCGGATCACTAAGATCTCCAGAAGCTGGAGCTCCTAGGTATGTTTCAACTAAGCTACATGAGAACTTCAGATTATTATACAAGGACTTTGAATTATTATCACCTAGGCATGAAGAAGGGTCCCAGATAGAACCTGAATACTTCCTTCCAATAATTCCTACTGTTTTATTAAACGGATCATCAGGAATTGCTGTAGGGTTTGCTACTAACATATTAAATAGGAATCCTTTAGATCTAATTGAATGCTGTCTTAGGGAATTAAACGGTAAGCGGTTCAAAGAGCCTGCTCCATGGATCAATGGATTTAATGGTGAAGTGGTTACCAACGAGGACTCTGATGCAAAGTCGGCATGGTTGTTTAGAGGTAAGTATGCTGTTAAAAATACAACTACAATAGATATCACCGAACTTCCACCATCTGTAACATATGAAAAGTTTGACAAATACCTAAATGATTTAGAAGACAGTCGAAGAATCGCCACTTATGAAAATAACTGCAAGTCAGATATCAACTACACTATTAAACTAAGTAGATCTGATATGTCGGGATTAGGAGTTGGAGATAAGCTTAAACGATTCTTGAAGATGGAAGAGCGCCAGACTGAGAATTTCACAGTACTTGATGAAACTGGAACGTTAATGATATTCGAAACTGCAAGCGAGATCATTAAATACTTTGTAGCTTTTAGAATGAAGTACTATATTAAAAGAAAAGCATTTATAATTGACAAATTAAAGAAAGAACTTATATTCCTTTCGAATAAAGCAAGATTCATCAAAATGATTATTGATGGTAAGATTAAAATTAACAACGTTGCTCGTCAAAAGATAATTGATGTATTAACTAAAGAGAAGTTCGATGAGATAGATGGATCTTATGGATATTTACTTTCTATGCCTATTCATACTCTTACTAAAGAGAAATACGAAGAACTACTTCGTCAAGAGGCTGAAAAAAATAAAGAATTAATTGAAATGAAGAAAGTTCAACCTATTGATATGTATACTGGAGATTTAAATGATCTTAAAAAGGTATTGAAAAAGGAGTATAATTAATATACATTAATACATTTAAAATGGGAATATTTAATAGAACATTAACGCTATTTAAAAAGCCAATTGAAAAAAGATCAATACCTGAACTTATTGAAACTATAGCTCACATTGATCCTATGAATTCAGATGGAATTAAGGAAGATTGTGAATTTCATAAATTAGCTAAGAAGTTTCCTGTAATATTCGGTGGATCTATTGGAGATAATCGAGTTTGGATGAACCCTAATAATCAAACATCATTTGAATCGGGATGGTTGGAACACCAAGACTTTATTGATTGGGCAAACGGTACCGGCAAAGTAGTACGAGGAGAAACTCAAGAACAAAAAGATAAATTCATGAGATATGCGAGAGCTCAAAATGAACTAGACTCGTATTCCTTTATGTATATTAAATACCTTAATCTTATTGATTCAGAATCCAAAGCTAAGTTGAGATGGAAACATCATAGTACTCCTTACACTAAAGCTCTTAATCTCAGCAAACGTAGAGATTCCGCAGAAGTTATAAAAGAAGTGTTTAGCACATTAGTTCCAAGATTACTAGTAGACATCAAAGAACAAGCAGAATGGCGCAAACATGATCCCGATTGGGTAGGTAAATTGCGATGTAAACACACAGAATATATGCATGCAGTATGTGATACGTTAACGATAGGAGGACATGGCTACTTTGAAGCATGCAATACTCCATGTGAAATTGAAAATTTATCGTGGTCAAGGGATTTAGTTTGGTCAAAAGCATATTGTATGTACCTTGAAGAAATAGATCCTGGGCTTATTGACTGTATTAAATGGTGTGATGACAATAGACATAAAATAAAAGCAACATGATTAAGCCTATATTTATAATAAGATTAAACGGTAATACTAATCCTGAAGTGAGAGGTCAGATATATGCAAACACTAGATTAGAGGTACCTGAGTTATTTGAGCAATATCACGTGATGTTTGTTTCTGGAGATAATACACATATTGAATTTGAATGTTATAACGCTGAGGATATCCCAAAGGGGGTCCGAGACAAAACCTTAGCTACAATAATTGATATAATATCTAAACAATCATAGATTATGCAAGCAACTTTTGAATACCACAAACTATTAGATCACATTTGGAAATATGGTAAGAAAAAAACAGACCGAACAGGAACCGGCACAACGTCAATATTTGACTACAAGATTAAATTTGATATGGAACAAGGGTTTCCGCTTATCACTACTAAACGATTACACACTAAGTCAATTATCCATGAATTACTATGGTTCCTCAAAGGCTCTACAAACATCAAATATTTGAATGATAACGGAGTCACAATATGGGATGAGTGGGCTGATGAGAATGGTGACTTAGGTCCTGTTTATGGAAACCAGTGGGTAGCTTGGGATAAAGTCAAATTGTTTGAACCAGATAATGAAGGGTTTAGGTATACTGAAACTAACCAAATAAATCAAATCCAAAATGCTATTGACACATTAAACAACAATCCCGATTCACGTAGAATTATGGTATCAGCTTGGAACGTGGGAGAGATTGATAAAATGGCTTTACCACCTTGTCATTGGGCATTTGAATTATATACTGAGGAATTGTCTGTTGAAGAGAGACAGACAATATTAGAAGAAACAAATCCTATGTATTATATGGACCAACAATTTGGTGGAGACGATATATTTACACGACAAAATATCCCAAACAGAAGATTATATCTTAAATGGCATCAACGTTCAGTAGATGCATTTTTAGGACTTCCATTCAATATAGCAAGTTACGCACTATTACTTCATATGTTTGCACAACAAACAAACATGGTACCAGGTACACTGGTAGGTGATTTAACAAATGTACATATTTACGACAATCATATGGAATTTGTTAAGAAACAGTTAGCACGAGACCCATCTAAACATGTTGCACCAACTCTAATGTTGAACGACGAATTGACGATAGAAGATAGAATAATTCTTGCTAAAAAGTCCGACAAGTTTGAATTGCTTGATTGCATATCAAGCAATACCTGCGATACTAAAGGTATTTCAAAAACAAATGATATATTCAATTACAAGTTTAGCGACGTTATAATAGAGAACTATGAATATTTCCCTAATTGGAAAAACATACCTATTGCCGTGTAATGAAACACTTCACACTAATATCACTAGGTATATTAAATATGTTACATGGATCCTTACATATTATACAATTTGCACAATCCATGGTATTGGTTAGTTATTCAATAGATCACCATAGGGAACCCACTACTCTTATAGACGAGGTTATTCACCATCCTATCTTTGGATTAACCATGGGATTAATAGGACTTATTACCTTAATTATAGGTATAAGAGATTATATCCATCATAGGAAGTGTAATCATTGATAAATAATAATATACTCAGGTAAATACACATTGTCCTAGTATTAAAATAATCTTCCTTAATGATCGATCTGTTACTCTTAATCGTGGCGATAACACTATTGTACGTGATTCTTCCAGTTGTATCTTTATATGCAATACTTAAGTTTATTATTTATCGAGATTTCAGACAATCTAAAATTTGGTTTTATTCTACAACTAAGGCAATTGATATTCTAGGTAATGTTATTGCAGCTGATTTATTTAATGATATATTCATTAAGAAACGTGGATATGAATTTGGACGTAGAGGAGAAACAATATCCTCTGTACTAGGAAAGAATCAACAAGATAATACGTTAACTAAAGGTGGAAACTTCCTTAGGAGTCTTCTAGATTATATAGAACATGATCATTGTATTAAGAGCATCCTCACTGACGAAGATATAAACAATCGTAAGTAATTAAAGTGACATCACCTTATCAACTATTTCTTGAACATGTTTATTTGCTAATACTTTATAGTCAATAGAAAAGTTATCTCCCTTTATAGATGTAGAGTCTTCACAGAATGATCCTTTGTATGCAATTCCAGCAGGAACTGTTTTTCCTGTTCCAGGATCCTTATATTCTTCTTGTTGGAATGGAAATAATTTCCTATTTGTAATAGAGTTTTGTATGAAAATTGGCATCCTAATTACCGTCCCATATACAGTGTTAACTATTCCTTTAATAATATTTTCTACTGCAACGCTAGGATCCCCTCCGATTAATTTTTTAGCAGATTTAATCGCTATCCCAATAGATCCCTTTGTAATCCAGCTTAATCCATCAATGTCGCTAATTAAGAGTTTCTTTAAGGATATTATAAAATTCTCAGATCCTTTTCTAAATGATTTTCCACCATCACATTCTATATATGATTTAATTAATAAATCAAGCTGAGGTGTAATTGCCTCAATTGCTTGTCCCTTTAACTTATCTATATTAATAAATGTTGATGCTATTGTTCCTTGAGGGCCACTTCCTACTTTTACACGAGCATTTAAATATTTCCTAAGACCTTCAATTACATCAGATTTAATATCCGACTTGGCCCTATTAATCTTATTAATTTGATCTGATGAGGCTGCTTCATTCATCATATACCAGGTTGTAAAGTTATTAATATAATTCATATATTGTTATTTATCCCAAAAAAATAGCATAAAAAAAGGACGTATCTGAGATACGTCCTTTAGTTTAACTATATTCGTTTAATCTATCGATTAAAGAGTGTTAGTTGGTGCCGCTCCACCAGTTAAAGTAGCTAAGTCACCTTGAACCGTCATATTTACATATTGCGTTTCTGGGTGCCATCCTGCTTCAGTGATAGCGTAACGAGATTTCATCCCGATCTTTGGTGAGAAAGTACCTTCAGCTATTGTCTGTAAAGACTCAGCCATGATGTAAGGCATGAATTTAACTCCAGGCTCTTCATCAGCACCTTTTCTTCCGATACAAATACGAGGATCTCCCCAAGAAAGGTTAGGATCTACATACACTTGAACTCCGTAAACTTTACCCGCTGGGTATAAGTTTCCAGCTACTCCGCCCATGTCCGTAGGAACTTGTGCGATTGAATAACCAGATACATCAGCTAACGCAGATGCTACTCGTCCGTTAGTTACCAAGAATGTACCAGCTCCAAATCTACCTCTGTGATAAATTAAGTTTGCTAATTCAAGAATCTTAGTTACTAATCTTCTTTGTAATGTAGAAACATTTTCAAATCCACCTGTTCCAGCTAGCAAATCAAGTCTAGTAAGGTTAGAACCTTCTACTAGGTCAATCTCAGTTGTATGAGTTGCTGCTAGTTGGAATACTCTATCCACTAATCTTTTATTGATTGACTGTGCAAGGTCATTTACTGCTACATTCTCTAACATAGAGATAACGTCGTAGTTCCAAACTCTGTTAAGATCTTGGATTTGCTCTACAGATGCAGAGATTGCTACTTGGTCAGTATCAGCTTCAATGAATTTAGTAAACATTCTAAGACCCATTTGTCTGAATCTTGAACCTTCACCTGCTTCTCTTGACATAGATCCTGGTGTAGATCCTGTTGCTGGCATATAGGGCCCTTGAAAATCAGTTGATGCGTAATCGTCATCAGATGTTCCAGTGAAACCGGAAATTTGATTCTCTAACGCAGATACTAATTGTACATCAGCTGTTGCGATATTACCAGTAGTTCCTCCTGCTGGAGCAACTGTACCGATAGTTGCAATTCCTTTACCGTTAATATCAGCTGCTACCGAAGTAGTACCTGTTGGATCTTCTACTACCTTGATGATAGCGTGACCGTCTATTCTTGAATAACCAATAAAGTGGTATACTCCAGATGCTGCTGCACTAAAGACGATAATTTCACCAGAAACTGGATTTGCAGTAGCAATGTTAGCTACACCTGATCCTAAAAGATCATCTGTAGTAATTCCTACTAGTTTTACCATATATGGAGAAAACTCATCGTCTGTTTTACCACCAGTGTAAAGATAATCTAAGTAAGGTAAAAACCCTACTGGAGAATCCATAGGTACAACTGGAACTAGGTCGAAACCTATTGTCTTAGCTGCAACTTGTATTGCTACTGGTAAAAGAGATGGGAATTTATCACCAGAACCTGACTGATTTGCTGCGGTTCCTGTGCCACCATATCCATTTTTTACTCCACCAGCTGTAAACGGCGTTTGAGCCGGAGTTGGTGCTTGTGCGGCTCCCATTCCTGGTAAAGCTCCTGGAGTCTGTAGGAATTGACCTGGTGCATTTTGCTCAAAGATCGCGTCAGTATTGTCAAATATTGCGTGATTGTGAGCGTATTCTGCTAACCAAGGTGTTTTTTCCATATCAGCTCCGTGAGATTCCAAAATTGGTTTCCACGTGTTGTTCATCGATTGATCGTTTGAACGTCTGAAAATTTTAGTACGTGCCATTATTTATAATGATTATTTTTAGTTGTTAGCTTGTCTCGAAAGATTTGCTAAGTAATTTGAGGAATATCCTCTGCTATTCTCAACCACCGTTTTAACGGCTATCATACCTTCTGTACCTTGGCTTTCGTTAAGTTTTTGCATTTTTATGTTTTGTGTTTCTATTTCAACTCTTTCATTAACTCCTCTTAGGATGTTCGATTGTTCGTCCCAAAAAGATTTAACTTGATAAGCTGTCTTTAGGTTATATAACTGAGATTTTGCGAATATTTTACCTTTTTCATTTTCATTCATCTTATTCCATACTGGTTTGTATGTATCAGGCATGAATTTTACGATTAAAGGAATATCCTTAGTTGATTCATTTACAACAGCGTCCATAATTCCAAGTACATCATTTTCTGAGAACCAAACTGATGCTCCAAGAGCCTCAACAATTGCTTGTTTTTGTTCAGTAGGTAATTCATAAAACGCTGTTCTTTTATCTTCAGCTATAACTTTTAAGAATGGGTGTCTGTTTTCTAACACTGATTTTGCAGATTCAGAGTTAACTGATGCGATAACTGCATCTACACTAGATACTAATTTATCTACATTTGCTGATTCTGTTAAAGATACAACTCCATCTAATAGATTTCTCTGTTTAGGTGCAGCAGTTCCTTCATTTAATGATTCTGCTAAATACTCTGTATAACCAATTCCTTGGCTAGCTTTTCCTGCTACATACTGAGAATACTCTCTGTTTTCGTTAATTCCTTTTCCAAGGTATTCAGCGAATTGTAAAGTGTTATTTGCTCCTTCAGCAATGTGTTCTGAGTATTGAATTGATCCATCTAATTCTTCAGCTAAATAGTTTTGATAGTTAATAGAACCGTTTAAGCTCTCTTTCAAATACTCAGCGTAGTTAATTGATTGATTTAATTTCTCTGCAATATAGTCATTATGGCCAATTGTTGTGTTTAGTTTTTCTCCAACGTAACTAGTATACTCGATAGCATTGTTTGTAGTTGATGCTACATGCTCCGTATAAGATACGTTTTTATTTACCATTTCTGAAAGATAATCTGAATAATTAATTACTCCTTCTAAATGTTCAGCTAAATAATTTACAAACGAAACAACTTTACTGAGGTCTTGTCCTCCTTCAGTAGATTCATTAAGTTTTAAATTCTTCATTTCGCTTTTTAATGAATCGAAATTTTCTTTAACTACCTCAGTGTATCTATTCATACTCTCCTTAGTTACAAAATCTTTGTTGTCGGCCATTGTATTATTATTATTTTCTGGTGTTATAAAATCTTCAAATACGGATTCTATAGGATTATTTATTTTATATATTTTAAAATTATCACTATAATTTAAACTTTCTGAAACATCGTTTAAATGTTCCTTGTTTACGAATGAATCTGCTTTTAAATGATCAAAGCTTTCCGTTAACATTTGGAAGTTATCTTTTAATGATTCATTAAGTGTTTTCTTTAAAATAGCAGCAGTAAATCCAGGCTCTCCAACTAAATCATAAGTGAATATCTTGTGAAGTTTAACTCTACCTTCATTCATTACTTGACCAGCTGCTCTAGATGAAATTGAAAGATTAACTCCTCCGTCTAATAAAGCCTTAGCTATTTTTCCGTTTGGAGTGTTTTCTAAAATTCTTAGTTTAATCATTACCTGATTTCCACCGTCAAAATTTAATGCTTCAATAATATGTGATGCACTTTTTAATGTAACGTCGAAATGTGGTGGGTGATCTAAATCTCCAACTAGTTGACCTTTACTGATTTTATCGTTAAGGTAACTTAAGTGAGGTAAGTATTCTGTTTTTCCATATACTCTACCGTTATTGTTCTCTTCTTCAAACACTGCGCATACTCCTTCTAGGACCATATTACCATGTGTTGAACTCTCGTTTATACGTAAATCCTGTCCAATATTTTCAACCAATAGAACGTAATCGTCTAAGTTTGCTGATTGTAAAGAATTATTGCTTTGATTAGTTTTCAAAAGTCTGCAATTTTTTATTATTTATAACAGACTTATATGAAAAAACTGAAGTTTTTGCCTCTATTCTTGGATAAAGGACTCTTTGATAATTTCTAAATTATCTTCGTTGACTTCTGATAAGTCAGGTGGGATGATATTAAATCGTATAATATAATTACCGAGTATGCCTGCGCTAGACATGATACCTTGGTCCTTTATATTGAATTTTAAATCATTTAGCTTCTTAGGTGTAGATATCTCAGCATCATATGATTTATCTAATAATGTTGTGATACTTATTTTATCACCTTCGAATAATGTTTTATACAGAGGAATGTCTATAAATTGAATAACATTTTCATCCTCAAGTTCCATATCTTCTGGAACATTTATTTTTAAAGTTAAGTAATAATCTCCAACTAATAATACCGTTTCCGGATCTCCCCATATATTAGCACGCTGGAATATATCTTCATGACCTAGTTTTTCTAGTTTCATCTTTATAAAATATACACTTCCTACTTTAAGAATTGTCGTATGTTTCTTTCTTAGATCTAAATGAATATTTAGAGTCTTAGATAATTTATCCTTTTTAAAGCTACCATCAACCGTCCATCTATCGTAATTAACCTTAACTGATGTTCCTTGCATTAAATCCCTTAAGTCTACTTCTCTGTCTTCCTTTATATTAAGATGATCAGTAGTTGGCATTCTCGTTCCTCTTTCGCTATTGAATCCTCCTCGACGAGATGAATGTCTTCCTGTATTATTGAATCCTCCTTTAAATTCTTCTTTGCTAAAGTTATTTACCCAATCTTCAAATGATGTGCCATGTCTACCTCCATTAGATATAGGGTTCCTTGATAGATCATAGTCTTCTTTCTTTTTAGGATCTCCTAATACTCCATATGCTTCTGATATACTTTTAAACACATCTTCTGCTCCACTACTTGAATTAACATCGGGATGATATTGCTTTGACATAGCTCGATATGCCCGTTTAATTTCCGCAGAAGTTGAAGTATTCTTTACTTCTAATATTTTGTAATAATCTTTCAAAAATATATAAACTATAGTTATTTAATATTGTATAAAAGAATTGATTACAGGTTTTAAAATTAATACACTATATGAGAATTAAAGTTTGCCAATTCAAGGCAAGTCCAATCGCAATGGCACCGGACGTGTTATCTGACTGTATCAATAAGTATTCAACTGACTTTGTATCTCACGTATGCGGACCTCGTTCAATTAATCCTACGCCACAAGAAGGAACTGCATTATTACATTGTCATAACAAAATACCTGGAAATATTAGAGTTGCAAATAGGATAATACAATACCACAGTGAGCCATTTCAGGTTGATTTAAAGTCTCCAGTCAAAACGAGATTGGTGATCGCTCAGTATCATGCGACACTTCCTGAATACAGAACATGTAAGCTAGTAAGAAACATTATAGACTTTAACGATCCTGTATATAATTATAATAGGGTTGATAATAAAATTAGAATAGGATATTCTCCAAGTCGAACTACAAAGATGGGACAATGGCACGATAAGGGATACGAACCAACTATTAGAATATTAAATTCGATTAAAGAAAAGTATCCAACTCTTGTTGACGTAGATGTAATACGTAAAGTTGGATTAAATGAATGTATTGAACGTAAATCTAAGTGCAACATTATTATTGATGAATGTGTAACTTCAAGTTATCATAGATCAGGATTAGAAGGATTAGCTCTTGGTAAATTAACAATATGCTCATTGGATCCTGCAATTGAGAACGTTATAGTGAAAGCAACTAAGACTCCAACTCACCCGTTTGTTAATGTGTGGATTAGAGATCTACAATCTAAACTTGAAGAATTAATAGATGGTGGAATCGATCCTATTTTAGAAAACGGAAGAAACTCTAGACAATGGATGGAATCATATTGGAAACCGCAGGATATAATTAAAGAATTCGAAAATATTTACAAGAAATCAACATGAATATCATAAACACCGTGTTTGACAAAATATATTGCATTAATCTAGATTCTAGAACAGATAGATGGGAAAGATCTTATAACTTATTCAAACAATTAGGAATAAATGTAACTCGATATTCGGCAAATCCAGGAACTGGATATAGTCATAATAAATTCATAAATAAAGGTGAACATGGATGCTTATTAAGCCACATGGAAGTGATGCAAGAAGCGGAATCTAACAATCTAGGCAATATCCTTATTTTAGAAGACGATATTGAATTTGTAAGAGGATTCACGGGTAAATTTGAAGAATTATGGGACAATACGCCGACGGATTGGGATTTATTATACCTAGGAGCAAATAATCAAGGAACACTTAACGAAAAAGCTCCAAATATTTATAGAGCAGATAAACTACTCACAACTAGTAGTTATGCCGTGAATTCTACCACTCGTAAGTTGCTAATCAGTGAAATTAGACGTATGGATGTTCCTGTTGATAATATATTTACACGAGTTCAAGCTAGAGTTAACTGCTACTTATATAAACCATACATTACTTACCAAAGAGAAGGATTCAGTGATATCCGAGGAGGATTTCGTAACTACGATAGAGTTCTTAGAAAATACAGCACCGATCATGAATAAAAAATTAGTAGACTTCCATAACATACACGAAGGAGCGAAGATTGTCGTATGTGGGTGCGGAATGTCGCTCTTGGATTTTGAACCTCATCATAAAGATTTCATAACCATTGGGGTAAATGATGTGCCTCAATTATTTTCACCTACCTATAATTTAGTGACAGATCATCCTAATAGATTCAATTCACATCGACAAAAGATAGTTAATGAAGGTGATTATAAACACCTATTCACATGTGTAGGAGGATGGAGGCATCCAAATATAATTAACTTTGATTTAGGAGCAAAGGGAGCACCTAACTTAGCGGATCCTACTAAAGTTGATCACTTTCTAAATTCACCATACACTGGGATTAATATCGCATATAAATTAGGAGCAAGGCAAATTGCAATAGTAGGAGTAGATTTTACAGATGGACATTTCTATTCAAAGAAAGATGGACCCCATTCCCTTTCAAGAATGAACTACATAACTGATTTAGAATGGGGATATGATCACATTAAAAATGAGCTTAAAAAATTAGGAGCAGATTTATATAACTTAAGTTCAAGTAGTAAAATAGAATCTCTTCCAAAGATAAGTGTAGAAGAATTTAAAGCATTATGAAAATAATAATACCAGCAAGGGAAGGCTCCAAGGGACTCCCACATAAAAACCGTAAGCTATTTAAGCATACCGCAGATATCATACCTGATGAGCTCAAAGGGGATGTGTATGTATATACAGACGATGCTGACATTCAAATAATGGCAGTTCAACGTAAATTTAATGTAATTAATAGATCGTTAGAATACGCTTCAGATTTTATATCAACTAAAGATTCACTCATCGATTGTATGGGAGATATTAATACCGAAGATGATGAGGTTATTATAATGCTATACTTAACATATCCTGAACGAACATGGGAGGAAGTTATGGACGCATATGAATTATATTCAATGACTAATGCGCCGTCACTATTATGTAAGAAAGAAATAGATGTTTCTCCATTCCTAATATTAAAAAGAGAAGGATCCTTCGGCGGATCACAGTTATTTTACCATGATTTATATAGACGTCAAGATTATCCTGACTGTTTTGAAATAAGTCATTATATTACAATGTTTAGAAAGGAAACGTTACATGGACTCAATAATAATATGTATAACATAGATACTATCTACATTGACATAGATAAAAATACAATTGATGTTGATACTAAAAAAGACCTAGATAAATTAAATGAGTAACTTTATTACAGTAAAAGACATTGGCCACTTTGGTAGATTGGGAAACCAGCTATTTCAGATTGCAGCCGCATTAGGATATTCTAAAATGTATGATATCCCAGCTAAATTCCCAAGATGGATTTGCAACTATGACAAACTGGATTTCGCACATTATTTTAAGAATAAATTAGATGAGACTCTTGTACCGTCTCAGATTTCTCATGTATTTAATGAGCCTGACTTCTCACATGCTACAATCCCTAAGTTTGGAGTTGCAACTAATTTACATGGATATTTTCAATCTGATAAGTATTGGGAACATTGTGAAGATACTATAAGACATTATTTTGAACCTGCTGATTTTTTAGTGAATAATATTAATGAAAAGTATTCTAAAGAACTAAGTGGAAATCCATGTTCTATTCACATTAGACGTGGAGATTATGTTGGCAATGAATTTCATGATGTTTGTGATATTAATTATTACAACAAAGGTATTAAGATGATGAAAGAAAATGGAATTACTAAATTCTTAATATTTTCAGATGATATTGCATGGTGTAAAACTCAATTTACAGGAGATAATGGATATAATTTTATCTTCATGGAAGGAAACGATGTTATCACTGATTTTATTGCAATGACTATGTGTAAGAATAATATTATTTGCAATAGTAGTTATTCATGGTGGGCAAGTTATTTAAATAATAATCCATCTAAAATAGTATATGCTCCATCTAAATGGTTCAGCGACACTGCTAGTATTAAAAACTACGAAACCATTTACAGAAAGGACATTATAAAAATATAAAGATACGATGGAAAGATTAAACCTTAGAAATACAACATTCATTATCCCACTTTACCTTGAAAGTGAGGATAGAAAACTAAATCTCCATATAACACTCGCTTACCTATCTAAGCATCTTGATACTAATATTATCATACTTGAACATGATACAGTATCTAAAGTTCCTCAGATACTTGAGAACTTAAATTTAGACACTAACATTAAGTATGTATTCTCAGAGAATAAAGCTGGGAATGATATATTTCATAGAACTAGATTCCTAAATGAAATGTTAGATTTAGTAGAAACACAAGTCGTTGTTAACTACGACGTTGATATTTTATTAAGACCTGACGTATATTTCGAATGTCAAGAAAAAATATTAGATGGATCTGATTTAATATACCCATATTTCTGGGGAGATTCTCAATATCAAATCCATAGTCCAGGTCGACATACTATACATACAACTAATGATATAGATTTAATTGCACCTCAACATATGGCAATTACTAGAAGTGAATATGGGCACTGTCAATTCTTTAGCACTAAATCATATCGTGAAGGTGGAATGGAAAATGAGAATTTTATCTCATATGGACCTGAAGATAAAGAGCGTGGATATCGATTTCAAAAGTTAGGATATAAAGTTGAATGGCTAAATAATATGGTTTATCATATTGAACATAGTAGAGGAGTTAATAGTTCTAGTGCGAATCCTCATATGGCAAACAATAATAATTTCCTTAGTCAAGTTCAATCATATACAGAAGGCGAACTTAGACATTATTATGATAACATTGGATATTTAAGTAAGTATTCAAATCAACACGTTGTACCTGAACTTATATCAGAACCTATTCCTGAGCCTTATGTTGAAGATGAAAAGAATATTGCTAATAAAATATTTCATGAAGAAGTACAGAGATGGTTTGAAGATGATGGAGATTTAACTCATAGATTAAGCTATGATCTTACTGATAATTCTAAGATTATTGATGTTGGTGGATACAGAGGAGAATGGGCAGCTGCTATGTTTGCTAATCATATGTGTAATATTGAAGTATTTGAACCAGTCTCAGAATACTGGCAATTTATTCATAATAGATTCCTAAAGAATACTAAAATTATTGCACATAAATCCGGACTTAGCCATAAGACTGAGACAATTGATATTGTAAAGAAATCCCAAGAATCATCTATGTTCATAGAAGCAGGTGATGATGTATTAGAAGCAATTTACATGTTGGATATAAACGATCATCTTGCTAATTGTGGAATAGTTGATCTGATTAAGATTAATATTGAAGGTTCTGAATATGATATATTTGAAAATATATCTGATGATAGTCTTAATAAACTAAAGAATATTCAAATACAATTTCATTCATTTGTAGACAATTGTATTACTAGACGAGACGCTATTAGAGAAAGATTAGCGATCACACATGATTGTACTTATTGTTACGATTTTGTTTGGGAAAATTGGAGACTTAAATAATGGAAATTCACGACCACAGTAAACCAGACATAATACAATTCGGATCATATAGAAGTGGATC